GGTATGTGTGAGTATTGTGGAGCTAAATTTATCTATGAGGAAAAGGATTTTTATAACAAGATGCAAGAAGAAAAAGCATTACTTGATATGTCAATGAAAGAATCTAAAAAACAAAAAGATGAACGCACTCCTTCTGAAAAATTACAAGATGAAATAGAACCTATACCTTCTTATCCTTGTCCTATGCACGAGGACTATGATGAAGTGGATTATAAAGTAGCAGATTATTATGATGAGATAAATGATGTGGAAAAAATGAGGAGGAAGAAATGATGAGAAGAAAAGAAAAAATATTAATGGCAATATTTTATATGAGTTTTTTTATATTTACTTTAGTTATACTTGGATTAATTAAATGAAAACTTTAAGCGATCCCTATAAGGTAAGACTATTTACTTATGGAACTTTAAAAAAAGAAGGACGACTGGCGCAGCTGGTAGCTGCAGGTAAATTCCTGGGCGAGTACTATACATTACATTCGGTATTTGATTTAGTGGATTATCATAATGCATTTCCTATCGCCTATTTAAAACACAAAGAGGGAATGTCAATTAAAGGAGAACTGTATGAAATAGATTTAAAAGCAATGGATGTAATTAATCGTATGGAATCTAATGCAGATTACACACCTATGATTGTGGACATTGTAAACGAAGAAGGTTCATTGACAAATGCAATGATGTTTGTTAATGTTACAGACGAGGAACAGATAAAAGCTGTAGGTTTTACTCAAAGAAATATAGTAAATGAGAAAGGACACAAGGAGTGGATAAATTAGGGGGAGCATTAAGTATGATAGCTGTCTATGGGTTCTGGTTTTTAGGGGCGATAAGTTTCTTCTTTGAACCAAACCTATTGACATTCTTCTTCTTATGCTTTATGTGTTATTTAAGTACAAACTTTTTTAAAAGGAGTAACAATGAAAAAGAAAACTAAAAAGAAATGGAGCAAAGGCGTGGGTCCGAGGGCTATCTATGGAAGCCGTGAAGATAAACTCCTGGATGAGAAATACATAGTTGATAGTTGTCCTATGCCAGAAGAATTAGACCGACAAGATTTGAATGATATGAATCTTGATGAAAATGATTACGAATTACAACAGGAGAAAATGTATGGGGTGGAATCCGAAAAAGATGAACCTATCCCTCTCGATAGATATTTCAAACGCATTAGATAAAGCGATTGAATATCTTGACAGCAGTGAAGGGGAAGAACCATCTGTTCGCATATCGACAATCAAGCCTTTTGGTTTGCAAATGCGTATGTATAGATATATAAGTGCCTATAAAGAACAGATGAAAAGTAAAGAAGGAGTGGATGAAAACAAATATAATCATCTGCTCATTAAGACAACAGATAAAGAGGTCATTATATCTAGTGTCTTGGAACAGGAGGACTTAACTTTAGTGACGGAAAGTGGAGAAACTTTATGAAGAATCAAGCAGAAATGGATAAGATATTTCAAGAATGCATCGAGGAGATGAGGAAACCAATCACAGATTTGGCAAAGAAATATCCTACACCTCTCATCAACGGAGCAATGATTGAATTGGGATTGCGTATGATGTTAATGGATAGTGGTACAACCAACACGCTGCATATGTTTAGCAGCACAGTAGCTGCAATCCTGGAAAAAGGTCCCTTGGTTGAAGCCTTTACAAATGAACACGATCTAGACGAATTTGATTGGCTTAAGAATGGCACCCTATTAAAACCAACGATACATTAATGCATAAGAAAATAATAATATTATTATGTGCATTGATGTTAAGCAGTTGTGCCTTTATGGTTGCAAAAGAAACAGCCAAAGTAATAGATATAGTTTTAGAAGATAATCCTAATCCAACGAAGAAGGAAAAGATATTAAAGAAACAACAAAGCAAGATGGAATCAAACAAGAGAAAGGCGAAGGAATTTTATTGCAGTAAGGTAAAAGATGAAACTAAATGTGGAGATTTAAAATGAAACAAATAAAAGAAATGAATAAAAAAGAATTGATGAATCATATGTTTGCTTTAATAAGTGAAGTGCAACACCTGTATACTATGCTAGAGCCACATGATACAGGACATATTCATACAACCATTGCTATGTTGAACAGAAGAATAGATGATATAAAAGATTGTTTATCTCATAAATAATATGAATAAGAAAAGGAATCCAATGGCACAAGAGTTACGAACACCCAAGTATCGTAAGAGGGTGGTCGAAGACAAACGAAGAAAGGAGGTAAATATGAATAATAATATAGACAACTGGGAAGATAATGGTATAGATAGTATTGATAATAGAATAGATGAAGTAGCTATTGCTGAATTAGATGGTATCGAAAGTGCATTAGATCATATAGATACACTAGATAATAAATCATTTTCTGAACTGCAAGATGTCGTAAAAGAAATGCTTTATGATTGTTCCCAATCTGACTTTAAAAAAGTGGGAAAATTTCTTATAAAGTTAATGAGAAAGGAAACGGAATGAGCCGAGCAGATTTAAAAAGAAAAAAGCATAAGGGTCGTAGAAAGGTTGGGTCAACCAAGAGACGCAATCGTAGACGCGTGCGTTTAGGATTAAGAATTAGAAAAAGTAGAAAGAAATGAGTTTAATTGATATGATTATCATATCCATAGTGGGTATGTTAATCATTTACTACTATACCAGAAGGAGATGAGAGTATGAAGTATGATATAACAACTTCACATATGAATACACAGCATTGGATTGTCGAGGCTGAAAGCAAAGACGAAGCCGAGAAAATTTTAAAGGATGCTAACCTCGTATGGCAAAAGGAAAAGAGAATATACATTATGAATAATCCAAGCGATAAGATTAAGTCTGGATTGATCACGAGTCCCGACGCTATCGTCCGGGCGGTCAATGTAGTTCCTGGGCAAACCGAACCTAATGTTACTACATTAGCAAGACCCACTACAATAGATGAACTAGATGGAGAGGAGTAAGTATGACTAAAGAAAAAGAAGAAGTACAAGAGTTGGAAATTCCCATAGAGTTATTGGAAAAAGATCCAATGGAACTAGCCGAGAATGATGACGACATAAATGAAATCGTTAAATATTTAAGGGCGACCCGGGAAAATATTAGGGCAACGGAGAGTGCGGGTAAACGCATCACCTCCAAAGCGGCGAGAACAAAACCTAAACAATACAAAGAAGACCCACTAGCTATGCTTGTAAAGGAGGCGTAATGGAACAACCAGATAGATTAAAAAAGTTCGTACTCCAGGATGGGAGACCTATCCAAAAAATTTGGGATACATCTAGTCTATCATCATTCCTTTCATGCCCCCGTCTATACAATTACACAAACTTGCAAGGGTATAGATCAAAGGTTTATGGTATGGCAACGGGCTTCGGCTCTGCTGTGCATATGGGATTTGAAGTACTCGACACAGAGAAATGTAAGGGGGCAACAAAGGATCAGGCTGTAGTCGCTTCCATCAAGGCTGTACTCCTGGAATATGGAGAAGCTCTATCCCAGGCGGAAGACAAGGCACGGGGTCTGACATCAGTCCTTCGTGCAATCGTATGGAGAGCCGAAGAATATTGGGAAGACTTATTTGAGATAGCGACAATGCCTGATGGAGAGCCTTGCCTAGAGCAGAGGTTTGAAGTTCCATTTGGAAATGGATATAGATTTTCTGGTCGCATAGATAAGATAGTACAATTAGATGGCAAACTTTATTTGTGTGATGTGAAGACAACAAAGAGTACACTTAACTCTAATTACTTCAGCAACTTTATGCCGAACAACCAGGTATTCGCGTACCTTTGGGCCGCACGGGAAGTTCTTGGATTGGATATAGTGGGATTCATTGTTGACGCAGTACAAACAGGAGTTCACTTCACAAGATTCAATCGCAGTGTATACAACGTACCAACAGAATTAATTCTGGAGTGGTATGAAGATGCATTGCATACTTTAGATACATCAACTAATTATTTTAACAAGCAATATTATCCTGCTGATTTTACTGCTTGTAATAACTACGGGGGTTGCAGATTCAAAGAGGTGTGCAGCGCATCACCGTCCCGGCGTAACTTATTCCTGGATAATGATTTTGTAAAAGAACCACACCCCGATTTACAGGAGGCGTATGAAAAAGCAAATGCATAATATGAGACAAGGCAAGCGAAACCAGGAACCACCATCGTGGTACTGGGATCCGCGAATTTTAACTAGAATAATTTTTGTTCTGGTATTACTTAATTTACTGTCACGATGTGGAGGACTATGATATGACACTAACAGATGTATTATTAATAGCAATCTTAATATCTAATATTGGAGTGGGATTTTTAATCTATGCTTTAGGAAAAATAATATTAGAAAAGAGTTGACACGGATTTAAAAAAATGTTAAAATATAACTTTACAGGAGAGAGAAATGGCAAACATAAAAAATCACAAGTCATCTGACTATACTAAGTTATTACTTGTAGGAGATTCTGGGTCTGGAAAAACTTCAGCTTTATCTTCATTAGCAAATGCAGGTTATAACTTACGCATACTAGATTATGATGACGGCTTATCTATTCTTCCTGAATTTCTAAATAAGGACGCAGTTAAACGCGTGTCTTATGTTACATTAAAAGATGCTCTCGGACAAGCTAATGCTTTTCGCAAGGGTGTTCAATTAATTACACAATGGAAAGATGGAGATGAAGATTTTGGTCCCGTTAAATCGTGGACTAACAAAGATGTTCTTGTTATAGACAGCTTGACATTGATGGGCGAATCAGCTTTGCGTGGTGCTTTGGTTTTTAATAATAAGAAACCAACAGACCAACCTACTCAACCAGAGTGGGGAACCGCGGCGCGTGATGTCCAACATATCATTCAATACATAACAGGCTCAGAGGTTCCTTGTAATGTAGTGGTTACTACTCACATGCAGTACATGGAGGGAGACTTAGGTGTTTCCAAAGCATACCCAACAAGTGTTGGTTCTAAATTATCTACTAAGATAGGACGATACTTTAATTGTGTGTGCCGAATAGACACTAGGGCTTCAAGTAAAGGAGTGGAACGCACACTCCGAACAGTATCAGATCATAAGATGGATCTAAAAGTAACAGCACCTAAATTATTAGATGCTAATTACGAATTGGATCTGGCTAAATTGTTTGATGCTATTCAAAAGAACGCGAAAGATAAATTAACAAATAATACAGGAGGGAAAACCAATGTCTGATGTTAATGACTTTTTAAGTATGACTCCAGGAGATGTGCCTGAGTCAGTTACCTTGCCTGAAGGCAGTTATGATTTCACCATTACATCTTATCGTTCCGATAGGGTGGGTGAAAACCAAACTCCTTTGGTTAGGATTAACTGCAAGGCAGTTGGAATCATACAATCTGATCTTACAGATTCAGATTTATCCAATGCTGAACCAACTCGAATAGAGTTTTGGGCAACACCAAAAGCAATGCAACAAAACAACCCTGCATTGTCACTAAAAGCTTTCCTTGTGAAGGCACTTGATATGGGCGATGGAGCATCGTTCGGAGAATTGCTTGAACAAGCAATCGGTCAAACATTTAGTGGTGTTGTGAAACACGAGATGGTTGGCAGAAATAAAGACGTACTGATCGCGTCCATTAAACGCGTAATTAAGAAGTAACGTCTTTATGAGTGAGTACGCAGTCAATAAAAGAATAAAGTCTCGCAAACCTAAATCAGTTAAGGATTGCAAGATTGCTTTTATATTCGAGTACCCTACTAACAGTGAAACAATCGCTAATAAAATCCTGCAAGGGGGCACGGGAAAATTATTCAGCGAGCTTTGTGACATTGCCAAGATAGACCTCGACGACTGCTTGCTCACTCACACCATACAACTAAAGCCCCACCGAAATGACACTCAATATTTTTTTCACAAGAGAAAGGAATATAAAGCTCTAGGTAAAGAGAGTGAGTGGAGATCAAGTTTACCACTGAAGAAAGAGGGATACCTTAAACAAAAATTTGAAGATGAAATAATACGTTTGCACAAAGAGATCGAGGAGGTACAGCCTACGGTAATCATTCCTATGGGTTCGCTCTCCTTGTGGGCATTGACGGGACTAGATAAGATTGGTACGTATAGAGGCGCAACCTTCACAACCTCATTGCGTCATTCTGACCTACACAACTATAAGATTGTACCAACTTATAGCCCCGTCTCTGTTCTTAAGAATTTTGCATGGCGACCTCATTTCGTAGCTGATTTACAAAAAGCAAAAAGAGAATCCCTTTCAACACAATTACAATATACAGACAGAGATATATGGATTGAACCTACACTCTCTGATCTAGATGAATTTTATGAAAAATTTATCAGTGAAGCAAATCATGACAACCCTCTCGCATTTGATATAGAAACCGATCCAACCGAAGGATTTATAAAGTGTATAGGCTTTGCACCCAACCCTACTACTGCATTGGTTGTTCCTTTTCGTGACGAGAACAAAGAATTAAATAATTACTGGGCTGCTCTTGATGAGATAACAGCTTGGAATTGGGTAAAGAAAATCCTAGAAAACGAAAAGATTGTTAAGGTGGCACAAAATCAATTATATGATGTGTCATGGCTAGCATATAAACAAGGGATACGTGTCAATGGAATCATTCATGATACCATGCATGCCCAACATTCATTACAACCTGAACAGGAAAAAGCGTTGGATTTCCTTGGCTCTATATATACAAACGAGAGTGCTTGGAAAACCTTAGCCAAGTTTTCAAAGAGTACTAAAGCAGATGCATAAATGTAATGAAACGATCACAATTGTTTTCGGTCAAGCCGTTGCCCGAAAATGTAAAAGACGTAGAGAATTTAATCTCTCTATGGAGAGCAGTTTTAGATCAAGCTGTCCAAGACTTTGCCTATAATGGTAAGTCCGAAGACGGTTTGCAAAATAAACTAGACGTAGAAAGATGGTTGAAGTATAAGAAAGAAGAGTTTGAATTGGTGTGTTCACTAGCTGAAGTAGATCCAACTCGAGCGAGAAAAGAATTTATTAAATATAAAGAGGGAGAGTATGATAGAAACAAAAAAAACCTTAGACTTTCTAAAAGACGCAATGATTTTAGTTGAAGGTAGCAGAGCCTCAGAGTATGGAGACAAAGTTATTAATCACAACAACATTGCTAAGTTATGGTCAGCCTATCTTGACCACCCACTCACAGGACATGAGGTCGCTGTGATGATGTGCTTATTAAAAATAGCAAGAACTAAATTAGGTAAGAGAACCAGGGATACCTATGCCGATGGTGCGGCATACATGGCTATCGCGGGGGAGATACAGGAGAAACTAAATGGCGAGGATAATCCGAAATACAAATCTGGAGAACGAGAAACTCAATGATGAACAATCGTTATGGGTGTATTGTGGTCTTGATTGTGAGATAACAGCAGAAGTTTGGAATAAACTATCCCCTCAGCTAGACAACCATACTAAAAACACATACGAATTTGAACGCAGTTGCTTGGGACCTGCCATATCTATGGTATTGCGTGGTCTAAGAGTAGATGAAAGGGCGGTTACAATGATACGTGCCCCCTTGAAAAAGAAAAGACTTAAGCTTGAACGTATGCTTAACTTGTTCGCGAACGCAGTATGGGATAAGAATTTAAATCATAATAGTCATCATCAATTAAAAGAAATACTTTATGTATATTTAAATCTTCCTCAAGAAATTAAGTATGACAAAGGTAAAGAAAAAATTTCCACAGATCATGATGCTCTTGAACATTTGATTGAAGAGTATCCTCGTGCTCGTCCATTCTGTAAAACCATCATGGCCTTGCGAGATGTTGATAAGATGTTGGCAGTGTTGGCTACAACGAGGGATAGTGATGGGCGCATACGTTGTACTTATCAAGTGGCTGGAACACAGACGGGTCGATGGTCTTCAAAGGAATCTCCTTGGAAAACAGGAACTAATCTTCAAAATATTACAAAAGATTTGCGGGCTATTTTTATTCCTGATCGTGGGCGCATTATGTTCTATGCAGATTTACAGGCGGCAGAATCCAGAGCGACAGCTTACTTGTCTGGAGACGAAGGATATATAAATGCGGCGGAAAGTTCTGATTTGCATACGGAAGTAGCAAAAATGATATGGCCTAACTTAGGTTGGTCAGAAGACCAGGATCAGAACAGAGAACTGGCGGATCGACCTTACTTCGGTAATTACACATACCGTGACGTATGTAAGAGGGCGGGTCATGGAACTAACTATGGTGCGTCTCATACGACAGTATCAAGGAACATTAAGATCAAAGGTTCACAAGCTAAGAGATTCCAATTGCTGTATTATGGAGGAGTTGAACCTTTAAATAATTTAAGTAGATGGCATAAGCAAGATAAACGTGGGGGCTTTGATGAATTAGTAGAGATGGGGGAAGTGATTGGCAGCGGTGCGCAGCAGCTTGTTAAAGTCAAGGGGGCATTTCCTGGGATAAGATTATGGCATGATGAAGTTGTAAAAGAATTACAGACAACGGGGAATTTAATCACACCCTTTGGAAGACGCAGACAATTTTGGGGTAGGCTGGATGATGAACACTATGCACGAAAAGCTATAGCCTATCTTCCGCAATCTTTAGTTGGAGATATATTAAATCTGGGGTTGTATAGAATATGGAAAGAATTATTTAAAGAGGGTGTTGAAATATTAGGACAAGTACATGATGCAGTGTTAGGTCAATGTCCTATTGATAAAGTAGATATATTAATACCTAAAGTATTGGAGTGTTTAAACAATCCTATTGAAGTTAAAGGAAGGAAAATGATGATACCTTCTGACGCAGAGGTGGGAGATTCATGGAAAAATTTAAGGAAATGGAATGAGAAGAAATAAAGATTTTATACAAGCATGTGCAAAACCTGTTAAGGGTTCGCCTATTCCCTCTAAGTTTGCTATGTGGACGGCAATTTCTGCAATAGCTGGGGCATTAGGTCGCAAGTGTTGGTTCTCCATGCCTCACTATGATATTCGTCCTAATTTATTTATAGTCTTACTCGGTACGCCGGGAACAAATAAATCAGTGTCCTTAATCTTGCCATTTTCTAAAGTGTTTTCTAAATTAACTACACCTGTAGGAACAAACGAGAAGGATAACGAATTTAATAGTGGGTTAACTCAGTATGGATTGAAGGATTATCCTTTGTATCTTATTCAAGATAAAATTACTCCAGAAAGATTAGCAGTTGAAATGAATAAAATTACTAGATGGGATCAAAGAGTGGGTACACTAGATGATATGTTTTTTGATTCATCTATTACTATGTCTACTTCTGAATTTGGTACATTCATGAGTAAGTCTTATCAATATTTACATATGTTTCTGACTGACATGTGGGATAGTAAGGATTCTTACAGCCATAGTATTAAAACAGGAGCTTCTCAATTGATAAAAGGTCCGTGTTTAAATTGGATAGCTTGTGCTACACCTGAACAATTCATAGAGCATTTGCCAGAAAATGCGGCATCCCAAGGATTGTTATCTAGGTTCTTGCCCATCTATCATCAAGGAGAAAGGATACCTCAAAGTTTATTACAAGAAAAAGTGAATGATGATGCATTAAAAGATTTGAGATATGATTTAAGTCTTATAGCCCGTATTCGTGGACAGTTTAAATTTGATGAGGAGGCAACAGAAGTCGCAGAAAAGGATTTTAATACGTATATCCAACCTGAATCTAAAGATCCCAACATGAGTGAGTATAATCAACGTAGGGTTTCTCATTTTTTAAAGGTGGCGATGTCTATTAATGCTTCAAGAATTGGCAACAGAGTTATAACTTTGGGGGATTGGGAAAGAACAAAAGAGATTATGTTTGATATGGAAGATGAAATGCCTAAAGCTTTAGAGGGATTTGGCAGGAGTAAAACAGGAAAAATTACCCATGATATGAAGGAGTGGTTGGAGACTACCATCTTTAATAATAACCGCTCTCACGTGCCTCTGAGGCTGTTTAAACAGCACTTATTGAACAAGACTAGCGCTCCTAGTGAGATGGAACAATACCTAAGAGCAATGCAAGAGGCGGGTCATATCCGCGTTGATGAACAAATGAAATTGGTTTCTTTATGCAGAAAAAACGCAACATAATTCGAGGTCTCAGATGGGTTAAAGCCCTTGACCATCAGCCTAATTTTCTAACCTCGCCGAAGATTAGGGGGATACAAAGGGCTGGGCTCATCTATGAGAATAGGATAGCTAATTATTTACAGGCTATATATGGCAAGGATGTCATACACGGACAGTGGTATGCGTTTGAAGATAGGAGAGGGCTTGGTTGGTGTCAACCAGATATTATAATCCTTCCCAGTCTCACCCGTAAATATATCCTGGTTATAGAATGTAAGCTAAAGGCTACAAAGAAAGCTTGGGTTCAATTGAATTATTTATATCGTCCCATAATGGAACGACTTTATCCACAGGTTGAGATAAGATTAGTTCAAGTAGTTAAGAATTTAAATAAGAATCTGGAGTTACAAATGCTTGATAAGGTAGAGGATATGTTTACCCAGGAAAAACAATTTGAGTATGCTACATTATTTTTAAGGGCGTTGACGTGATTAGTCTGGACAACGGATCAATAGTGTGTTATACTAAAACTTTCACATAGGAGTAAAATGATACAACAACCAACCATAGATAATTCACGCGATAATTTAATAACAGATTTTGGGAAAGCTGTCCTTCAAGACAGGTATATGGTGCCAAAAGAAAAGAGTCCCCAGGAAGCATTGGCAAGAGCTGCCGTTGCATTTGCAGACTCAGATGCCCACGCAAAAAGATTATATGATTACGCATCTAAGTTATGGTTTATGTTTGCTACTCCCATACTATCCAATGGTGGAACAGACAGAGGGTTGCCCATCTCATGCTTTTTAAATTATGTACCAGATTCACGACAAGGATTAGGTGAACATTATTTAGAAAACATTTGGCTATCAAGTTCAGGTGGTGGCATAGGAGGATACTGGGGTGACATTCGTTCACAAGATCAATCAACAAGCAAGGGAAATAAAACTACGGGTGTCATTCCATTCATGCATGTAGTGGATTCACAGATGGTAGCTTTTAATCAAGGCTCGACGAGACGAGGTTCATACGCAAGTTATATGGACATATCACATCCAGAAATTATAGAGTTTATAGAAATGAGAAAGCCTAGCGGGGGTGACCTTAACAGAAAGAATTTAAATCTTCATCACGCCGTTAACATACCTGATAAATTTATGAAGTCATTGGAGAAAGATGAGATGTGGAAACTCATTGACCCTCATAATAAAAAAGTCATACGAGAAATAAAAGCAAGACAACTATGGATTAAATTATTAGAGACGAGAGTTAATACGGGAGAACCATACATAATGTTTATTGATACAGTTAATAAACACTTGCCGAAAGAATTAAAAAAACTTGGATTAAAGGTTAATCATTCCAATCTTTGCAGTGAAATAACTTTACCTACAAATGAGGAACGAACAGCCGTGTGTTGTTTATCTAGTGTCAACTTAGAATACTACGATGAATGGAAAGATGACCCGCAATTCATTGATGACCTGATGCGTATGCTTGATAATGTTTTAACTCATTTCATAAGAAGTGCCCCCTCTCATTTATGGAGAGCAGTGGCATCAGCTAAGGCGGAACGTTCCGTGGGATTAGGAGCAATGGGATTACATTCTTACTTGCAACGGATAGGCATAGCATTGAATAGTCCTATGTCTTTCGGCATTAATAAAAACATATTCAAGCATATGTATGACAAGGCATTGGAATCAAATCTTTCTTTAGGTAAGGTAAGAGGAGAGCCCAGTGATTTAAAAGGAACGGGAAAAAGATTTGCTCACATGCTAGCAATAGCTCCCAATGCAAGCAGTTCAATCATATGCGGGGGAGTTTCTCCCAGCATAGAACCATTAAGAGCTAATGCCTTTACGCAAAAAACTATGAGTGGTTCGTTCCTAGTTAAGAATAAATATTTAGAAAAATTATTACCGAAGTAAAAAGAAAGCCCCTTAATCGGGGCTTTTTATTAACAGGTTTTAAATCTAACGTGAACCACATTAAATATATCGCTTAATTCTTGCACCGCTTTATTA